TAACCTCTCCTATTATTAATGAAATTGATGATAGTAATGGTAATGAAGAAATTATATTTACAGCAACAGCTTCAGCAGTTAATGAATTAACTGTAGCTAATGCTGCAACAGGAAATAATCCAAACATTACAGCGTCAGGTAGTGATACTAATGTTGGTATTAATTTAACACCAAAAGGAACAGGTGCAGTAACATTTAATGGTACTGGAAAAATTCAAGCAGTAAAAGAAAAAGTTACAGTAACAGCAGTAGCGTCTACTGGAACAATTAATTATGATTTTTTAACTCAAGCTGTTCTTTATCATACAACAGTGGCAACAGGTCAATTTACAATAAATTTAAGAGGTAGTTCTTCTACATCTTTAACTAATATGTTATCTGTTGGCGAATCTGTAACAGGTGCTTTCTTAAATACAAATACTACTTTCTATGTTTCAACTATAACGATTGATGGTTCATCAACAAACGTTACACTTGAGTATCAAGGTGGTTCTGCACCAAGTTCAGGTAATGCAGGAATAGATGTTTATTCATTCACTGCAATTAAAACAGCAACAACCCCAGCATATACAATTTTAGCGTCACAAACTCAATTTAATTAAGGAGACCTTGTAATGCCTTTAAACTCAACACGCGGAGCAGGTTCTGCAAAAGGATTTGGACTTACAGCTGGTGCGGCTAAATTTTCAGGAAACATAGATATTTTAGTAGTAGCTGGTGGAGGTGGAGGTGGACCTTTATATGGAGCTGGCGGAGCTGGAGCAGGTGGAGTTGTTTTATATCCATCATTAGCAGTAGTTGGAGGTTTAACATCTGTTCCTATTACAGTAGGTGGTGGAGGAGCTAGAAGAAATAATGGAGACGATTCAGTTTTTGGTCATCCATCAACACCATTAACAGCAAAAGGTGGTGGGTATGGAGTAGAAGGACCTAACGGACCAGGACAAAATATTTTTCCAGGGGGACCTGGAGGATCAGGTGGTGGAACTGGTGGAGGAAACGCATACGTAGGAAACCCTGGACAAAATGGTGGATCAGCAACTCAACCAGGACTATCTGGTGCTTCTGGAACATTTGGATATGGATCAAATGGTGGACCTGCTAATTCTGGATTACCTGAATCAGGAGCTGGAGGAGGTGGAGGAGCAACTTCTCAAGGTGGATCTGGAGGGGCATCTGGTGGACCAGGTGGAAATGGATTAAATGTAGCCCCTACATTTGGAGCAGCACCACAACCTTTTTATGCAGCGGATGTTCCTGGAAATGGACCAACATCAACTGGTATATTTGCAGGAGGAGGAGGTGGATCAGTTTATCAAGGAACACAATCTACCGGTGGGCCAGGAGGAGGTGGTCGAGGTGGAACACAAGGTGGATCTCAAGCACGAGCTGGAGTAGCAAATTCTGGTGGAGGTGGGGGTGGAATTGAACGAGTTGATTGCGGAGGACCTCCCGCAGCTGGTTTAGGTGGATCAGGACGAGTATTGGTTAGAATACCAGCAACAGCTAAAACAGTATCTGTAGCACCAGGATCAAATACAGTAGTAACAACACCAACAGGGAAGGTAGCTAATTTCACAGTTACTGGTACATTAACAATAGAATAATATGGCTCATTTTGCTGAAATAGATTCAAATAATGAAGTACTTAGAGTGCTTGTTGCATGTAATATTGATGTTGCTAATAATGGTGGAGATCAATCAGAACAAGCGGCTGAAAATTTTAAAAAAGTAGCTCCTTTAAGTGAAAATGGAGTTAGATGGGTGCAAACTTCTTATAATTCAAATTTTAGAGGTAAATTTGCAGGAAAAGGAGATAAATATGATCCAATTAAAAATGCATTTATTGAAAGACAACCTTACCCATCATGGATATTAAATAATAATAATGAGTGGGAAGCACCTACAAGTTTTCCAACAGTATTAACATATGGAGATAATGTTCCTTATATGCTTGCTTGGGATGAAGATAATTTGAAGTGGAAAGGTTACGATAAAGAAGGAAATAAGTATTTATGGTATCCAGATTCTCAGTCTTGGCTTGTTTCATTATAAACCATTTACATTATTAAAATAATTTGATAAGTAATTCATAATAGAATTATGAATTTAAAAAATTATTACTGGTATTTCAAAGGCGTATTACCTAAAAAATTTTGTCAAGATGTTATTTCTTACGGTAAAACTAAACAAGAAGAATTAGCTTTAACTGGTTTTCTTGGAGATAAAACAAAAAAAGGTGAGAAATTATCTAAGAAAGATTTAAATAATTTAAAGAAAAAAAGAAATTCAAACATTGTTTGGATGAATGATAGATGGATATATAATGAAATCCAACCATATATTCATGCAGCAAATCAAAATGCAGGTTGGAATTTTGATTGGGATTGGTCAGAATCTTGTCAATTTACAAAATATTCAAAAAACCAATTTTATGATTGGCATTGTGATAGTTGGCCAGAACCTTATCATAATCCAGAAGATTTAAATTATCATAATAAAATTAGAAAATTATCCGTTACATGTTCTTTATCACCGAAAGAAGATTATGAAGGTGGAGAATTAGAGTTTGATTTTAGAAATACGGATACTGATAAAAAAAGAAACACTCAAACATGTAAAGAAATTAAAGAACAAGGATCAATAGTTGTATTTCCTTCTCATGTTTGGCACCGTGTAAAACCTGTTACTAAAGGAACAAGATATTCTTTAGTTATTTGGAATCTTGGTTATCCATTTAAATGATAAATAATAACCAAGTATCTGGTTTAGTTTATTTTGGTTCTCCAATTTATTCAGTTGAGATACCTGAGTTAGTAAATGAAACAAATAAAATTTGTGATAAATACATTAAAAAAGCAAAAGAAAAAAATATTAAAGCAATAGAAGAAAGAGAAAAACGTTTTAATAAAAAAATAGGAGATCATGGTTTAAGTAATCAATCAGAATTTTTAATAGATGAAATTAAACTTGATAAATTAAAAAATTATATAGGTGAAATATCTTGGAAAATATTAGATGAAATTGGTTATGATTTAGTAAATCATGAATTATTTTTTACAGAATTATGGGTACAAGAATTTAGTGAAAAAGGAGGAGGACATCATGAAGGACATATTCATGCCGATAATCATATGTCTGGTTTTTATTTTTTAAAATGTTCAGATAAAACATCATATCCAATATTTCATGATCCAAGACCTACTAAAATTATGTCACAATTACCATTAAAAAACGAAAAAGAAATTAGTTTAGGATCAGATAAAGTTCATTATACACCTAAACCAGGTACAATGTTATTATTTCCATCTTACATAGAACATCAATTCGTGGTAGATAATGGAATAGAGTCTTTTAGATTTATACATTTTAATCTTCAAGCTGTTAGTAAATTAATTATAAATTCTATTAGAAATAAATAATATGACTTTTAAAAAAAATAAATATGTAATTATAAAGAATGCAATATCAGAAGAACTTGCTAAATTTTGTTATGATTATTTTATGATGAAAAGACAAGTAGCAAGAACTTTATTTGATGCAAATTATATTTCACAATTTACAGAATATTTTGGAGTATGGAATGATCAACAGGTTCCAGAAACGTATTCACATTATTCTGACATTGTAATGGAAACATTACTTGTAAAAGTTCATTCTATTATGGAAAAAGAAACAGAATTAAAATTAATACCAAATTATTCTTATGCAAGAATTTATAAAAAAGGAGATGTGTTACATCGTCATAAAGATAGATTCTCATGTGAAATATCTACAACTATGCATTTAGGTGGTGGTTGTTGGCCAATATATCTTGAACCAGATGCATCACAAGGTGGTATAGATGAAAAGACGGGTAACTATAAAGCATCAAAATCTAGGGGTATAAAAGTATTATTAGAACACGGTGATATGTTAGTATATCGTGGAAATGAATTAGAACATTGGAGAGATAAATTAACCTTTGATAATTGTGGTCAAGTTTTTTTACATTATAATGATATAAATACAGAAGGAGCAAAAGAAAATATATATGATACACGACCTCATTTAGGGTTACCTGCCCCTTTTAAAAAAGGAAGATAAATTGTATCACGTTGATAAATTAGAAAATAACATAATAAATTTTAGTTTAAATTTATTAGAAAAATTTAAAAAAAATAAAAAAGATATTTCTTTAAATACTTTTACTAAAAATGGTTTTCAAACACCTAATGTTATTAAACATTATACTGATAAGAATAAAAAATTATTATTAAAAAATTTATTTAAAATAGAAGATTTATTTCATTTACATTTAATAGAATATTATAAAGAGGGGTACCAAGATTTACATGATCATAAAAAAACAGAAAAATTTTCTTTTATATTATATTTAAATGATTCAGATGGAGAAACTATATTTCATTTTAAAGATAGAAAAATAACTGAAATACCAGTTAAAGGAAAAATAATTTATTTTAATTCAGATATATTACATTTATCAACAAAATCTTATTTAAATAAAAAGGTATTGGTAGGAGCAATTAATAAAAATGAAAATAATAGATAATTTTTTAGAAAAAGAACTAATTGAATATTTAAAAAATGTATTCATGTTTAAGACACCGCATCTTTATGGACATAAATCACATGAGAAATCTAATTTTTTTTATAATTCTGATATTAATATGGAGGATACTTTAATAAAATTTATCATTTTAAAATTACAAAAAGAATTTAAATTTAATGAAGTATTAAGATCTTATATAAATGTTCAATTTTATGGTATGGATGGGGATTGGCATACTGACGATGGAAAAAATACTATTTTATTAATGGTTACAAAAACTTTAAAAAATGGTTCTGGAGATTTTCAAATTAAAATGGATAATAAAATTAATAAAGTTGGTTTTGTACAAAATAGATTAATTTTTTTTGATGCTTCTTTTCAACACAGAGGATTAGCTCCAAAAGAATTAAACACTCCTAGAATAACTTTTGCATTTAAAACAATATGAAACATTTCTGGTATTATCATACTGATTTTTTTTCTTTAAAAGAAATTAAAGAATTAAATAAAACTATAATAAAAACGTCTAATAAAAATGACATAGACAAACCAAGTATAGGAGCTGAAAAAAGTTGTCAGGTCTATATTACTCAATATAGTAATGTTAAACATATTTTAAATAAAGTAGAAGAATTTTTAAAATTTTCAAATATGACTATATTTGGATTTGATCTACTACCATTTAATGATTATCAAAGTATTTTTTTAAACAATTATCATGCTGATCAAAACGGTCGTTATGATTATCATTTTGATGGTCAATCACATAATGAAGTATTTACTGCAAAAATTACAATACTTATTAATACTTCAGAAAAAGAATATGAAGGTGGTGGATTTTTTATTTTTGAAGGAAAAGAAAAAGAAATTAAAGAATATAGTAAACCTGGGTCGATATTATTATTCCCATCATTTTTATATCATGCTGTAAAACCAGTAACTAAAGGAATAAGAAAATCAGTAGCTTTGTGGGCCGCAGGACCACATTGGAGATAACATTTAAAAAGATACCATTAATATAAAAACTGCAACCAGAGCCAAAGAGTAATAGCTTAATCTTTTAGCTATGTGTAATTAATGCTATAATAGGCATAAATATGCCATTAAAAAAGATACCATTACCTCCAGGTTTTGATAAGAATGATACAGCATCCCAAGCAGAGGGACGTTGGATTGATGGAGATAATGTACGTTTTCAATATGGATCACCTGAAAAGATAGGTGGTTGGGAACAAATTAATTCATCTATATTAGTAGGGGCAGCCAGAGACATACATTCTTGGTTTGATTTAACAGGTAGACGTTATGTGGTTATTGGAACAGATAAAGTTTTATATATTCTTTTTGATGAAGTATTTTATGACATTACACCATTAAGCACAGCTTTAACTGGTTGTACTTATACATCAACAACAGGCTCTGCAACAGTTACAATTAATAAAGCATCACATGGACTATCGGTTGGA